GCTTCCGCGACCTTCGAGGTGTCCGCGATGGCGATGCCCTGGGGCAAGCCGAGGGTGGTGATGTCCGCAGCCAAACGGGGGAGGCGGACACCTTCTCGTTTGCCCTGCGACCCGGCCGACGCGCGCTCGTCCTCGCAGACGAAAGCGCCGAACGGGACGGTCTGCCCGTAGGTGATGAGCTCGGTCAGCGTGAGTACGCCGTTGCTCGGGTTGGTGATGGTCACCGTGAGCTCTTCGGCGTCGTAGCTCGTGGGCTCGATGAGCAGGTAGGCCGAGGTGTTGCCGTTCGACACGTCAGTGACCGTCACATCGTTGCTGCCGGCATCGATGAGCGCTTTGAGACCTGCGGAGATCTCCGCCTTGGTGGCGTTGGTGTCAGCGGTGTAATTGTAGGCGTCCCCATTGATGGTGACGATGAAATGCTCGGAGTTGTACTCCGTGGTCACAGCTACGTTGAAGAGCTGCCTGACGTTACAGATTTTCGAGACGATGTCCGCTGCGCTGATGTCGGCGACCATACCTGCGAAGGCGTTATCCGGATGAGCGCTGTACGAGGTCTGCATTGGGATCTCCTTGAGGATTCGTTACTTCTGCGTGGTGACGGCCAACGGCTCCTGCCAAGCCTTGGCGTTGCGCTCCTGCATCTTCTCCCGGGCGGTCTTGCTGTCCTGGCGCTGCCCGCCGCCTTGCGCGGCCTTGAGGGCGGCCTCGCGGGCGGCAGCCTGGGCTGTGGCGCCGTCCGGGGCCGTCTCTGTGGCCGCGTCGAAGCGGGCCTGGACGTAGTCGTCGCTCTTGCCGGTGAGGTCGAGATCCTTGGAGTCCTTCTTCAGGACCAGCTCCATGATCTGGCGGTTCGTGCCGGCGATCTCCACGTCCCCGAGGACCTTGCGGGCCTTGGTGACCAGCGCGAGGCGCTCGTTCACGGCGCTGTCGAAGCGCTCCGGCTTCTCAGCGTCCGCGAGCTTGGCCTTGACGGTCGTGAGCTCTTGGGCCTGCGCATCAAAGCGTCCTTGGATGGCGTCTTTCTCGCTGGCGATCTTCTTGCTCTCAGCGTCGTGCCGGGTCTGCTCCGCCCGAAAAGCCTGCGCTGCCTGGACGGAGACTTCGAACTCGATGCCGGCGATGGTGATCTTCTCCATGGGAGGCTTCCTATCCTTTCGGATTTGCGTGAACAAGTCCCCTTGTACTTCCTGCCCGTCGATCGTGTCAACAGCGATTGCTGAGGTCGAATCGAGCCGCAACCCTACGTCGCAGCCCGCACGCCCCCAATCGGCGCCGCCGAGGGCCACGTGATTATATCGTATATCTCTCTGGACCTGATCGTACGCGCCGTGTACGGGATCAACGCCCGGCGTCGCATCCACCCGACAGGTGTAGCCCATCGAAATTTCTTTGAGCTTGCTCACCTCCGCGTCCTTGATGGTCGCGCCGTCCATGATCGTGACGCTGCCCTCGACCATGTTGTCCTTGCGGTGGGAGCTCTCGCCGGCCCAACCCACGGCCAACTCCTTCGCGTTGTCGGGGTTGACCATGCCGTCCGCCGGGTGCCCCTTCGTGAGGGGTGCGCCGGACAGGGTCGCGAGACTCTCCGGGGCGAAGACCTCGGACTCGGGGCGGAGTTCCCGCACCTTGGTCCCGTCCGCGCGGGCGTACTCGAAGACCCCCGTGCGCGTAAAGAACGCGGGAGCCTTGAGGAACCCCTGCGGCGTGCGGGTCGTTTGACTGAGCCTCGCGCGGTCATAGCGCCGGACGAGGCTCATGTCAGGAGGGAGTGCCATGCCAGATCGGGTTGTCGCACGCGAAGGGGCGTCGCGTCAAGTCTCCTCGAAGTACTCCTCAGGGATCAAAGGCAACGCAACGCATCTGCACTGGTAATCGAGGCCAGGCGCAGCTCTACGCCCCGTGCGTTTATCCACAATCGGCGGATCCCCCCAGCTCTGCACCGTTCCCTCAAGCTCTGCATGATCCGGTCGCGTTCTCTCGTCTTTGCTTGTTGACCAGGAGTATTGTGTGATCCCCACATTCTGCTGGCGCAAAGATGTGAGCTCTCCGAAGAGCTTCAAAGATTGGTCGCGCGCGAGCAGCGCCGCCTTGCCCTTGGTCACCCCCAGACGATCCTCGAGCTGCGCCGCGATGTCCTCGACGCGAAGGCCCTGGCGGATGCCGGTGGAAGTGATCGTCCGGAAGGAGTCCAGCGCGCCGTCCGTCAGCGACGTCACGAGGTCCTGGTTCTGCGCTACGAAGTCGGAGATCACGGCCTTGCGCCACGGCTCCGGTACCGTAAGCTCCACGCCGAGCGCCGCCTTGAGTTGCTTCTGGTGCTCCGCCGCCTGCCGAACGTCGATACCCTTGGCCACGCCCTGAAGAACCTCCTGCGTCGTGGCCAGCGGGTGCATTCGCAAGAAGACGAGCCTCAGGCGCGCGAACAGGGCTTGGAGCTCCTCGACCGTGGCGTCGGTGCGCAGCCCGCCGCGCTCCTGCGCCGCCTGAGCGAGCAGCCCCGGAAGGGCCGCGCGGACCTCTTCGAGCACCACCCCGAGCCCCCGGCGCAGATCCGTGAGCAGCGCCTGGTACCGGAGCCGCGCGCTCACAGGGAACGTCTGCCGGGGTACCTTGCGACGGCGCAGCCTCAGGCCGGCGGAGCGGTGCATGAGGCGCCGGGCGCGAAGGATGTGGACGATCTTCTGGCTACCCATGTTTGTTTGCTTCGATGGTCCGGAGCTGCGCCTCTGCCTCTTCCTTGGTCGGATGCGTGCCCAAGAGCTTGCCCTCTTTGGAGTAGACACACCACTTTCCTTTGACCTGGCGTACAAAGTCTAGGCGCAGTTCCTGCTGATCCGCGCGAGCCCCCGGGGGGCCCGGCTCCCCACCGGGTACAGGCGTCACCGGAGCCTTCTTCCCGAAAGGCATCTGGGGAGGCTGCCCCGGAATCGGCGGAGGCACGGGCTCCTCCCCGGCCTTGCTCTTCGCCAGCTCGAGTTCCGCCTGCATCATCTCCTCCCGGGCTTCGAGATCGATGCTGGTCTCCATCGAGAACCCGCGGCTTGGGAAGCGGCACAGCGCGATCTCTTCAGCGAGCACCACACCTGCGTCGATGTAGACCTTGTCCTTGTCGGCGACGGTCTTCTCCAAGGTCGCCTGCTCCATGTCCGAGAGCTGCCACAACTTCTCGAACCGCACGTCCCAGGTCTCGGGCTCCTCGCCGTCGAAGTCCGCGGCGGCGAAGAGCAGGGTGTAGAAGCGTTCTATGGCGGGCTTGAGCTCGTCACCTTGGTAGGCCTGAACCTGGTCATACCACATGCGTGTGTCGCTCTCACCGGTCGCATTGAGCCCGGCCGGGCTCTGCCCCATGAGAACCGTGACAGGCATACGCGCGGCGGCCGCGAGGCGGAGCATGAAGCTCCGCAGGACTTCCGGTACGCCCGCGAAGGAGTACGCCACCCGGGTAAAGTCCTCCCTCTCCGCGTCGACCATGATCGCGTGGGCCACGCTGCGGCTCATGTCGACCATCTCCATGCGGGTTTGCAACGTCTCCTTGTCCCCGCTGGCGATCATGTCCACGAGCCCGTCAATCTTGAAGACACCCTGCGCCGCGTCCTGGAGAAGATGCGCAGTGCCTTGCCACCCGGTGCCGAACTGGACAAGCACCTCGTGGACCTTTTGGAGCACGGACTCAGGCCAGCCGTTGTTTTGCAACCTCCTCCGGAGAGACGTGCGCGCGCCGCCGAACAACAAGAGTCTGCTCTCGTGGATCACCGCCCCTGCCGCGCCGGTGCCCCCGCCGGGCGTCACAGGGACGCTCTGAATGCGGTAGGTCTTGGGCTCCCCGTAGCGCGCGTCCTTGAGGGGATCGCCGTACCAGCTATCAGGGATCAGGTCGCGGCGATCGAGAACCGTGGCGAAACGGATCGTTCGAACGCCCTTCTCGTTGACGGGCGTCCGCGGATCCTGCCCGTCGTCAACGCCCAGGTACACCGCAGCGCCGCCGAAGACGCGCGCCCATACCGCGGCCTCGCGGAGCGCGGCCTTGAAGCGCAGGCGCTTCTCGTACTCCGCGACCTTGGGCGCCAGGTCCGTGTCGTCCTCAACATTCAGGTAGTACCCGCGGCGCAGCGCTTCTTCGGGGAGCGCGTCGCAGATCCGCGCGGCGCAATCATCGCCGTGGTAGAGGGCCTCCAGCGTGGCGTCCGAGAGCCTGACGCTTTGCTGGAACTGCGTCGCGGTGAGCTTATCCCGCAGGGCACTGCCCAAGCCGGTCAGGGCGTTTACCCACGAGTCCGCGCGCTTCACGACTTCGATGACGTTACCGAGCTTGCTCATAACCACCAAACCTCTCCGGGCTTCCCTTTGTTCTTGCAGTGCATGTACCGAGAGATCAGAAAGTCTTTCACGTTGGCCTTGTGCTCGACGATCACGTCAGACCACCGCACCCGCCCGGGATCATCCTCGAAATGATCTGATCGAGGAATACTCTGCCCCGGCCGGGCCAGAGACACAACAGAAACGTGCTGCACCAGATGAGGTACCGGCGTGAGAATACGTCTGCCCGTAGCAGAGCACCAAAGCGCAAAACGGCTGTCATCGGGCCCCCACAAAGGATCCAGACGCTCACACCATTTCAAGAAGGGCTCAACCCACCTGCGTGGAAGGCACAGAGCGCCACCATTCGCGTAAATCTGCATCGATAGGGCGCCCCCGCGAGATACCTCGTGAGGCACCCATGCCCAAAAAGCTATCGGGTTGTCCGGATACTTAGCCAGAAAAGATCGAGCCAACACCGGAAAACCCTTTGCAGGCAAAAAGTCATCTTGAAAACAGATGATGTAGTCTCCAATCCCCGTCAACCATGCCGCTCGGGCGCAATCCCAAACAGATGAACCGGGCCGTTCTACCACATGCACGGGCAACGGCCGAAGCCGCGCCAGCAATTGGTGGGGCAGATCCCGTCGCCGATCCCGCATGAGGGAGACACTGAGGGTCATCTCCACCAACCTGCGCCTTCCTCTTTCGTGTGCATGCTCCGTGAGATGAGGAAGGCCTCAGGGTCACCGGGAACTTCTACAACAGGCCCACCCCAAAAGATACGCCCTAGGTCTTCGACGAACGACGGCGAGCGCTGGTTCTTGCGCCCAGGACGAGCGATGGACTTCACCGCAGCGTGCTGTACGAGATTCGGGTACGGCACGAGAAGCCGCCGGCCCGTCGCTGCGCACCAGAGCGCGAGTCGCGTGTCGTCCGCGAGCCAATCCGGTTCGATCTTGGCCGCGCACCAATCCAGGAATTGCGGCGCAAGGTACGCGGGCATCCCGAGCGCGCCTCCCCAACAGAACGTGGCGTACGACAAGAACCCGCCGGCCTTCGGCATGACCTCTTCCGTGCGCGATCCCCAGAACGAGAACGGCTGTCGATGGTTGGTGACGATGCGCTGGACGTGGTCGATGAACCCCAAGCAAGGCTTCATGTCATCGTGCATCACCAGGTGATAGTCCCCGCGCACCGCGCGCCAAGCGGTCTCGGCGCATTCCCAGAGCGTCAAGCCCTTACCGTCGATCACCGAGACCTTGGCGCCCTTAAGGCGCGGCAGGAGGAGCGGGTGCATCTCACGGCGTCCGTGCATGATCGAGACGGAGATCACGACCGCCTCCTATCACATCAACCCAGAAAAGACCCCCGCATTCTTCATCGCCTCGCGGTAGCTCGACGTGCTCCGGGCGCTCAGGTAGTTCAGCGCCTGACTCATCGAATCTACGCAATCGTCGTTGCGTCCGGCGTCGCCGTTAAACGAAACCAGCTCCTCGACAAAGTCACTCACCCACGGCGCATTCGCGGGCAGGTAGACGTTACCCGCCTCCCACAGGGGCTCGACCGCGTTGGCGCGCGCTACCTTTCCGCCCTCAGGGTCCACAGCGATGAGCCCCGAGACCTTCGACTTCATGGCGTCGATCACCGCGTCGCCATTCGCCTTGGCCTCGATGAGCTTGCGCAACGCCTTCGGGTGCTTCACCGACAGGGAGAGCAACGCCCGGCACGTCGCAGAGAAGCCCATCTGCCCGCGGACCTGATCGATGAGGTAGAAGCTCCCCTCGAACTTCATCCACACTTGGCCTACGACAAAGTCACTGTCGCTCGTCCCCCGGAAGGCGCAGTCCCAGCTCTGGACGAATTGCCGACCTTTACCCTTCGGTAACGCCGTCCAGTACCGGATCCAGTCCCTTTGAAAGATCCCGCCGCCTGTGGGCATCGGCCGTTGCTGGTCCTGCGCGGCGACGCCGCGGGAGCCGAGCTCCTTCTTGCGCCCCGCCTGGATGCTCTCCGGGAACCTCTCAGGCCAGAGGGGCTCCCCCTCGCGTCTGGGGTCCTTGAAGCCCACGGGCGTAGCCGGCGTCGCCGTGCCTTTGGCGTCCTCTCGAAGGGAGCAAGCGTGCGGCACGGACACGACACACCGCGGCTCGTACCTCATGGGGAGATTCAAGTGGACGTAGTCCCCTGTCGCGAGGACGTGCCCTGACAGGTCGCGGTCATGCAGACGCTGCATGATGATCGTGCGGGTGCTTCGCGCGGGGTCGACGACGCGCGTCGTCATGGTCTCGTCCCACCAGGTCAGGACCGCTTCGAGGGCCGCGCTGTCCACGCGGTCCCCGCGCGCCTCGAGAGGTTTGATCGGGTCGTCGACCAGCTGGTGATCGGCGTGCTCTCCCGTGACACCGCCGCCGACCGTGACCGCCAACCTGAAGCCGGCGAGCGAGTTGCTGTACTTCATGGCGCCCCACTCCTCGATGCGGGGGCGCCAAAGGTGGCCCCAGCGCCGCTGGTACCAGGGGGACTCCATGAGCAGACGCGCCC